TCGCTTTGGAGGTGTCAGCGTGACCGACTACGCCGCCGTACTGACCGCCAACTATCCAGGCGCTCAATGGTCACTCTCGGGCAACGACTACGACACGCTCGACTGGCTAGACGACACGCCGAAGCCGTCGCAGGCCGAGCTCGACGCCGCATGGCCGCAGGTCGACTATGACAACCAAGTCGCCGCCGTTGAGAACGCACGCCGCGCCGACTATGAAGCGACCAGCGACCCGCTGTTCTTCGAGTGGCAACGAGGCGACGGAACCGAACAAGCCTGGCTCGACGCCGTCGCCGCCGTCAAAGCCGCCCACCCATACCCGCCTGCGCCATGACATGGCTGCTCGTTCTCGGGCTGCTCGCCGTCGTCATCTTCATCGGGTTATTCGAGGCCTAGCCGCAGGCCTCCTCGTCTTTGTCCTGTCGAGCTGCGGGTTCGACGGCAACTACCGTTACGGCTGCCAAGACCCCGACGCCTGGGGCGACGAGGACTGCAAGCCACCCAAGTGCACCGTATGGGGCACCTGCCCCGACATGCTCGTCCCATCCTGCGGCCAGATGATGGGGAGAACCTGCGCCAATGTTTAGACCCGCCCACCGTTACACCAACGACGAGCTCAAAGCCCGCCTCGTCTTTGTCGTAGGCACCGGCCTCACCCTCAGCTTCGTGATCGCCCTCATGACGATCCTGTACGGGCTACTGTTCGTCACACAGCCAATGGAGAACCAGGCACCCAACGATGCCGCCGCGTGGGAACTACTTACCCCGATGATCCTGTTCCTCACCGGAGCGCTCAGCGGTGTTTTGGCCTCGAACGGAATGAAAGGGAAGAGACATGGAAGCGATGAATAAGCTGGCCAAGCCCATCAACAGCGCGGTCGGAGCCATCTGCATCACGGTACTCATGATCGCCGACGCCATCCCCGCAGAGGCAGGCATGGCCATCTTCGGCGCCCTCGTCGGCGTCGGCACCACCGCCGCCGCAGCCAAGGTCAAGTCATGAGCGTCAAGTTCCATTCGTGGCAGAGCGACCAGCCGCGCGAACCATTCACAACGTGCAGTCCAAACTTGTTGCAGCTCCGCAAGTACCTCCTCGAGCGTTGGGGCCTCACCAACCTCGGCTGCTACGGCCGCAGGCCGATCAGAGGCGGCACCGCTTGGAGCTCTCACGCGTTCGGTGCGGCCCATGACTACAGCTACCGCGGCGGTCCAGACCGCTCCGTCATCGAAGCCGAGGTCATCCCGTTCCTCATCGACAACTTTGAGGCGCTCGGCATCCAACGCGTGCACGACTACTGGGCGCGCCGCTACTGGCAGGCAGGCCGAGGCTGGATCGAACGGCCCCCAGGCGCCAAGAATGATCACCTTCATGTCGAGGTGACGCCCGAGACTTGGAGCTGGGACACGCCTATTGAGCAGCGCCTCAAAGACGGCCCACCCGCCGCCAAGCCCGCCCCGAAGCCCGCAGGCCCCGCCGCTTACCCTGGCAAGGTCACCAAGAAAGGCTCGACCGCGTCCGGCCGTGTCCGCGCCATCCAGCAGCGTCTCAACGAGCAAGGCGTCGCGAACCTCAAGCTCGACGGCAAGTTCGGCCCCAAGACCGAAGCCGCTGTCAAAGCGTTCCAAGCGGCCAGCGTCCTCGAGGTCGACGGCCTCGTCGGCCCGAAGACCTGGGCGGCCCTGTTCGGGTAGTTGACATCGTGCGGGTATTCCGCTTAGATCGTCGCAGAGGGCGCTACGCCCTCGGCCCCGACGAAAGGAAAACCCGCATGATCCGCACGATCATCCTGGCTGCCACGTTCATCTGGAGCTACCTGGCTCTAGGCGGCAGCGAACCCGAGTTCCTCGAGCGTTACAACGACCCGCCCCACAGCACCCTGTACGCTCAACCTTCGACGACCACGGCAGCGCCTCCGGTATCCGCACAGCCCGTAGAGGCGCCCGTGGCCGTCACCAGCACCGTCATCTGGGCAGACGACCGACGCCAACCCATCCCGCCACCCGCGACCCCTGGCATCATGCACCATTGCCCCCAATGGGAAGCCGAAGCCATCGCCCAAGGCTGGCCCATCGACCAGCTCGACCGCCTCGACCATGTCATGTGGCGCGAGTCCCGCTGCCTCCCCGACGCCCACAACGTCGCAGACCCCACCCAGTACGGCTCCAGAGGCCTGATGCAGATCAACGGGTTTTGGGTGTACCGCCTCGAGCTCGACGCCGAACGGCTCTTCGAGCCCGCCTACAACCTCCGCGTCGCCCTTCTCGCATACTCAGCCTCCGGCTGGTCACCGTGGGGGCTGTCATGAGCGACACCCTGTTCCCAAGCGACGACAACCGCGACCTGTACCGCCGCGACGACCCCTGGACCTCGAGGGCGGCCGCCGAACAAGTCAAGCGCGACATCAAAGGCATCCACCTCGCCTTCCTCGCCCACTACGTCTACAACGGGCCCTTCACCGACGACCAGCTCGCCCTGTGGGCGGTCGACGCGAACCTGTGCGAACGGCACGAACAAGCCCGCCGCATCATCCGCACCCTCCGCGACCACCGCCTAGTCCGGCCCGAGCTCGTCCCAGGCTCAGCCACCGAGGTCGCAACCGCTGTGAACGCCTCCGGCCGCTCCGCGATCCTCTACAACGTCACAGGCCACGGAGCCCGCCTCGTTCTCGACCCCGCGAGCAGAAAGGTGACCTCATGAACCTCGACGGCTACGTCACCGTCAACGAGCGCCTCCTCATGGCCCTCAAAGACCACCCCGACCTCAAAGTCGTCGAAGAGGCCCACGAGGTCCAAACCATCGACGGCCAGACATACCTAGCCTGCGCCGTCTGGGTGTACCTCACCCCCGACGACGAGCGCCCCATCCGCGGCAGCGTCCTCGAACCCATCCGCCCCGAACGGCACCCCCTCAAACATTCGGAGCTCATGACAGGATTCACGAGCGCCTTAGGGCGCGCCTTGGGCTACCTCGGCTACGGCATCGACCGAGCCATCGCCACCAGCGACGAGGTAGAGGCCCGCAGAGGCCCCTCAGAGGCTCCACAAGCCCCGCAACGCCTCCGCACGGTACAACCCACCGCAGAACCCACACAGAGACGCTCACAGCCCACCGACAAGATGATCGGGTTCTACCGCAAGCTGTGCGCCGAACGAGGCGTCCTCCCCGACGAAGCCACCATGGAAGACTTCGAGGCCTGCAAGGTGGCCATCGACCGCCTCAAGGCACAGCCCATTGACTGAAGCCGAGTTCCAACAGGCCGTCATCGACACCGCCAACTGGACAGGCTGGCTCGTCTTCCACCCACGCCCAGCCCAAACAGGAGGCCGCTGGAGCACCGCGTTCACCGGCCACCCAGGCTTCCCCGACCTCGTCCTCGTCCACAGAGACCGCGGCGTCATCTTCGCCGAGCTCAAGAGCGAACGAGGCAAGACCACCCCAGGACAACGACAATGGCTCAACGCCCTCGAGGACGCCAACGCAGAGACCTACCTGTGGCGCCCACAAGACTTCGACTTCATCGTCGACCGCCTCCGAGGCAACGATGTTTGACAGCCGCTGGTGCCCCAGACCGTTCTGCAGGCGGCCAGCGTCCGGCAAGCCCCCCTACGCCCGCCTGTGCGAACGACACGCCCGAGAGAAAGCCCAACAAGAGAAAGACCCCGACAATGCACAATGACGAACTTATGGAGCTCGCCGCAGAGCTCATCGGCAACGAGGAGGACATCTGGCGCTTGATCGTCAGCTTCATTACCCTCATCGACCTTGACGAGCACGACGACGCCGTCCGCTGGCAAGTCCTTCAGCAGACCTACCACGACATAACAGGCACCGCCCACGCCTGGCGCGCCACCCTCTCCGCCCTTCGCGACGACCTCGACGGCGCACCATGATCGTCCGAGGCCCACGACCCGAGAGGTACGTCGTCCTCGACAACGACATCGTCCGCAACCACGCCCTCAGCTTCAAGGCCCGCGGCATCCTCGCCTACCTCCTCAGCATGCCCGACAACTGGTCATGCAGCTCCAAACACCTCGCCACCGTCGGCCCAGACGGCCGCGACGCCGTCCGCACAGGCCTCCTCGAGCTCCAGACCGCGGGCTACCTCGTGCGCCAACGCCAACAAGACAAGACCACCGGCCGCTGGAGCACCATCACCATCGTCCACGATCAGCCTGTGGACAGGTATGTAGATAACCATGCAGGGTTATCCACAGCCGAGGACGGATTACCCGACGCCGGAGAATCCGGCCCTCTAAGAAGTACCTATGAAGTAATACCTACTAGGGAAAAAAGAGACATAGTTACAGAGAGGCGCCCCACCCTGTGCACAAGCTGCAAGGGCGCAGGCTGGACAGCATGGGGCGACGACGTAGAGCGCTGCGCGTGCAACCCTAAGGTCGTCGAGCTGTGACACGCCGCAAGGTCTACGACACCAAACGCTGGAAAGAGCTGCGCGCCCAGGTACTCACCGAAGAGCCCGTCTGCCATTGGTGTCGACGAGCGCCAAGCACCGAAGCCGACCACCTCGTCGAGCTCGCTCGAGATGATGGAGCGGACCCATACGACCGCGCCAACCTCGTCGGCTCATGCAAGCCCTGCAACAGCGCCAGGGGCCGCGACTACCAAGCGCGCGCCCAGGCAGCGAAGCGGCGCGGGGTTTTTTTGGGGGCGACCGAGACCACCCCGCTCCTACACGTTTCTCTCTCTCGCGAAACGGCCCAGAATGGCGCAGGATCGTCTGGGATCGCGTCCGATGGCTACAGACCAGGCGAGATCGAGCCGAGGCTCGTGACGCCGTCTTGGGGAGGCAACAGCTACGGCCCAGAGATCGCAGCGTGGGCGAAGGCGAACCTTGAGATCGATCTGTTCCCATGGCAACGCCAGGTGCTCGACGGCGCGTTCCAAGTCGACGACGACGGCACCCTCCGACACCGCTGGGGGCTGGTGTCCACCGCCAGACAGAACGGCAAGACCGTCCTGCTCGCCGCGGTCGTCGGCTGGTATCTCACCCAAGGCGTCGTCACACGAGGCGAGCCGCAGAGCGTTCTCAGCATCGCGCACAAGCTCGACACCGCCGAGATGGTCGGCCATATGCTGTTCCCCGTCCTCGAGGAGCGCTACGGCTTCAAGACATACAACAGCTCCGGCAGGATGCAGGCCTCCAACGGCGACACGATCTGGCGCATCCAAAGCGCCACCCCGCGATCTGGGCACGGCACCAGCAACACCCTCCTCATCGTCGACGAGCTCTGGGAATGTCCCGAGGTGGTGCTCGACGCTGGCCTCCTGCCCACCCAAAGGGCCCGCCGTCACCCCTTCGCCCTCATGCTCTCGACAGCAGGCACCGAAGCCTCCAA